GCCCGACAATCGCGGTGCTGACGGTGGTGATGGTTCGCGTGCCTTCGTTGATTTCCTCAACGCGCACGCCGTGGTGATAATCCTGTGCCATAGGGCGGTTCTCCTGTGAAGGGGTTCCGCTATGGTCAGTTTATAACTGCACTGTTTCACCTATATCCAATTGTATGGCTTGCTACACAATTTTTTGTGACTGCAACTCTTGGTAGTGACAATCAGTTAAGATAACCTTAAGATTAATCCTACGGATGTAACTAAGTGTTAGCTAAAAAACCTCTTTTACTATGGAGTTAAGTATGGAAGCTTTTGGGACCTTAATGTTCTTGGCAAGTTTTTTTGTAGCATTTCTGATAGCAAAAAGGCTGTATAAAAAAAGAAAAGATCAACATCCAGCTGAAAAAGTAAAAAATATAACCTTGGGAATCTCATGGTATATATTGTCATTACTTATATTAACCACTCTTTCAACAGCAATAATTCCCACACCAGAAAAAAGAGGAAATACGGTCGTTAAAGACGAAATGCAGTCGGGCCAAAAAAGTCTGGAGAAAACCGAATTTTTAAGACAAATAGGTGAACCAAAAGCTTATTCAGTCTTAAAGCGTGAAGACAAAAGTAAGCAAGAAAATAATCGACTGGTTTCTTTTTGGATAATTTCTTCTGATGCACTCAGTTTAGCAGACAGAGCTGCGACAGTTAGAAAAGCCGCAGAAGATCTTCAAGAACAGACTAAACTTCCTGTTGTATCAATCTTTCTTCAGTTCAACAAAAGCAGTGTTGGAAAAGGATATAGTCTGGCAAGTGCAAAATATTTTTCTGATGGATGCCAGTATTCTGGAAATCCTTGCAATGACGAAATATGGGCCATCGATGCGTCAGAGGATCTAGTAACTGCTACTCAGATTAAGGTTTTTGATGCTTGGTATAAAAATCGCGACAAATTCATAGATAGTAAAGGCAATCTTAAAGAAGATGACTTAGTTAATTTTTTATCCAGAAAATTAAAGCTTCCTATTTCAGAGATAACATTACCCTTCATAACCACTGAAAAAGTTAACCCCTATTATTCAGAAGAAGATAGGGATTTGAGCTTACAAAAAATGAAAGTTCAAAGAGAAATAATGGTAAAAAAATCAGAAAATTTAGCTAACCGCAAAAAAAACATTGAAAAGCAATTCAGTCCTTGGGATGGAAGCCACAGAGATCTCGTAAATAGAGTCAAAAATGTCATGAACGATCCTGACAGCTTCAAGCATTACGAGACAAAATATATCGACCGAGGTGATCATATTACCGTCTTCATGGACTTCGGCGGAAAAAATGGGTTTGGTGGTATGATAAGAAACTCTATTTCTGCTGATTATTCATTAGATGGAACGTTTATACGCGTGAATGACTAGATAGGCCAATCGTAATTATACCAGATGTTCTATATAGCGGCTCTTGTAAGATGAGTGCCGCTGCATTGTTACATCCATGACATCAACCCGCAAACTAGTTATGATGAAAACAGATAGGAGAAGTTATGTTCATTGAGGATTTTAAATACCCTTTCAGATCGATTATCGAAGAGATACCCGGTACTATTGATGATAGTCATGCAACACAATTATCTAATAAATATCAACGAGCGCTGGTATCTTTCTTTACGTGGAAAAAAAACAGCAAACGAGAATTAATTTTATGCGGAAGTGGCTTTCTCTTATTGATGCCTGGTGCACCTAACATCGTGATAATAACAGCATCGCATGTAGTAACTGACTTGATAAATGCTGATTTCAGAGCAATTAGCATTGATGGCGAGAATTACCCCTTTGAGAAAGTAAATGTATTGCATAATAGCGAACAAGATTATGCCTTAGTAGAACTCCCTAAAGCGATATTTGATAAAGAAAAAACCTTACCTTATTTTGACCTCAACTACAGAACTCAGCTTACACCGCTTCGTTCCTTCATGATTACAGGATATCCTGGTAGCAGAAATACTTTCCATATTGATAGGGACTCTAAAGGTTTAAACAGATTAAACCTTATATTTCACTCCTTCGGATTTGACACCGAAACAGAAGATATATTTTTCAAATACAATGATAAGAAAGGAAAAAAAGGAACTCAATTTACGCCAGAACCATTAAGCGACAACAACAACCTTCCTAACTTAGAAGGAATGAGTGGCGGCGTAATTTCTCAAATCATGATCGATCTCTCCAAGGACTCTCTTTCTTTAAGACCTGTGGGAATTTTTAAGGAGCACCTCAAGAAGAAGCATTTTTTAGTGGGTAACACATTTATACCTTTCGCTGATGAACTTAAAAAATACCTCTAATAATTTAGAGCTAGGCCCCATACGGGGCCTAAGCTTATTCTGGTTTTACCGGCCAGCTGACAGATTTCGGCTCAGATATATTAATAGACTGAAGATTTTGAATGTATCTCATCCATGCTGTCAGTAAGGCTTTATCTGAATCGGTGATAATTCCCAGCAGCAGCTGTGTCTGCCATGCCTGGGTGATGCCGTTTGCCTCACTAATTAGCGCTGATTTTTCAGTGGCTACTTTGCTAACCTCGGCGTCCCGCCGCGCATCAGTGTCGGTTACCCACTTTTCACCATCCCATTTATCCCAAGCCGTTGAGGGTTTAAGCGCCGTAGTGTGTACCGGATAATCACCCGGTAAGTTAATCAGAACTGCTGCTCCGTTAGTGACTGAATAAACCGTTTCCCCGCGATGATCGGCAACGGTCTGCCAGCTGCCGTCATAATAAAGCGCTACTTTCCCGACTTCAGTTGCGGGCGGGGCAATGATGCAGGCATTAGCGGGCAGGCCAACACCCTGCGCCAGATACTCATCAGATGAGCCGGTAAACTCTCCAGTCACACTGTCAAAATTATAAATCTTCAGGGTACCGGCCGCTTTAGCGAGGCCATTTTTATCAAGCGTTACTTTAGCCATTATGCAGCCCTCACGATGTAGTTAAATGCGACGTTTCGCGGACGCGTTGTAATCCATACAGAACCACCCTGAATGCCTGACTGAAGCTGCGTAGCCTGAATTGAGTTGTCACTGAGTACAGCGCCTAAAACGCCATTATCAGGTGTTTTCGCATCGCCAGGCTGAGTCTTAGTCAGTGAATCAGGTTGATTAAATGCCGTACCCACGGTAGCACCGGAGGTTGTCGCATCAATGCCAGGGTAGTCAACCGCAGCTGTTCGCAAGCCTGTCGATGCCTGCGCGGAACCCAAAGCACGCCCGATATCTACGCCACGTCCGTCATCCCAGCCACGAATAAACTCGCCACGCAGATCATTCAGCTTCAGTCCCGGATAAGCCAGCGCCAGTTTTGGGTATAGAGTGCCGCTAAAACTCGCCCCGTTACTTTTCAGAAAGACCATGCCAGCCATTGAGGGAAAGAGTTCATTAGGCATTTTTGCGTGAGGCCAGGGGAAAGGTGAACCGATAACGGGCGAGCCTTCGCCTAAACCGAGGTTTTTGAGAAGCTCAGCAATCAGCCCGGCGTCTTTGATTTCTGCCAGCGCATTCGCTGTCTGTAGGTACTGGTCATGCGGGTTTTCAGCCGCAAGATGATCCGCCAGTAACTTATCCGCGTACTGGCGTACCGTCAGGATACTGTCATCCACATATTTCCGCGTTGCCAGCACCACGGACGGGTCAATCTTCAGGGTAATGGCGTCGGTGCTGTTAATGATCAGAATCATGCGCACGGTCTGCGTGCGTCCGCTTCCCTCCTGCAGCGCGGGCTTGTAGGTTTCCGGCGTGTTACACACCGCAATCAGCGTGCCGTCCGCATCAAACAGCCCCATTTCCCGGATCCAGAATCCGCCCTCCGTTTCAGGGATCACCTGCTCAGCAATCACCTGGCTGGCATTGGCCGCATCAATGCTCAGCGAATTGATAGAGGCGCGGCGCACCTCGTTAACCAGCTTCGTCTGGCTGGCGTTCGGCGTCGGCAGCGTGCCGCCGCCATCCCCCACGGCCATCTGTGAGATGTTCAGTTTTGTGCCGAGCGCGGCAGCGTTGGCAATCTTCGCCGCGCCCAGGTTGGTTACGATCGCATAGTATTTTTGTGTCATGGTCCCACTTCCATCAGGTCAATAACGTGTACCGCCGCGCCGCCATAAGCCGCGCCGCTGACGGAGATAATTTCCGGGGTGTACGGGTAAACGGTCAGGTCATCACCGTCA